TGACTACCTATTTGTCTGACTTGTTTTTTACCTGATAAAGTCTGATTCAATAATGTAGGTCTATTATCTTTAAAATTTAAACTTCTAAAATTTGGGTCTGTAGGAAATTGTCCTGCCATTATACTACCCCCATCTTGCCTTGATTATTCATGGCATTGTTTATGATTGATGTTATCAATCCTTTTCTTGATGCTAATAACTGGTCAAATCCAGCAGCATCTACTGTTGATATATTAAAGTTGACTGTTGGTGCTGATTGCATACCTTGACCTTTTGTATGGTCAATAACAGTTTCGTTGGGATGAACCATAGCCATAAAACCACCCTTACCATCTAAACCGCCAGCTCTTATTCCTTTGCCTGTATATCCACCGCCATCAAAATTCATATCAAACAAAGAATCATTATCAGTTAATTTATTGTATTCAATACCACTTTGTATATTACTAATAGTTCCTTTAACCATACCTACTGCTTTTTGAACTATAAATACATTTATTAATTCATTGATAACTGCTGTAGCAACTGCTGTTGCCAAATCTTTAAAATCATTAAACTGCTCACTTGTCACATCAAAGAAGTTTTTAAATGCAGCAGTAAGTTGACCATCAACTGTATCTGCAAAGTTTTTTGTAATAACAATACTGTCCTTTATTGTGTTATTTACTAAATCCTGTGAATCGGCTGTGGCTGTTTGAGTTGCTTGTAATTTTTTTTCAATTTCGTTCTGTTTTACTCGCATTTCTAATGCTTTTTCTAATTCTTTTATTCGTTCTTCTGTTTTATCTTTTGCAGCTTCTTGATAAAATTTTGCTTGAGCATTAGTTGTTCTTTTTAATTGTTCTTCTTGTCGTTTTAAAATATCTGTCTGCTCTGTTAAAGAAAGATTCAACTCTTCTGTGCTCTTAGTAAACAAATCAGGTTTAATTAATCCCATAGCTTCTGCAAAATCAAGAATAGCCTTTGATGTATTAACAAATGCACTTTGTAATGGAGCTAAAACTTGTCGTTTTAATCTATTCATTGTGTCATTAAATGCTTCAGCATTTCTTATTGTTTCTTCATCAATAATACCAGTAGCAGATTCAGCTAAATCATCCATAGCCATAGCACCGCTTTTAATAAGATTAGCCATTTGAATACCAACTCTTGAGCCAAAGACTTGAGCTAATAAACCACTTCTTTTTAATGGGTCTTGTATAGATTCTAAGCTATGGAAAAATTCTTTAAATAAATCTTCAGTTTTTTTAGTCTCACCATTAACGTCTTCTAAAGAAATTCCCATTTCTTCAAAAGCTCTTTTGGCTAAACCAGTTCCCATAGTAGCTTCACCAACACCTTTAGCAAAAAACCTAAGTGCCTTAGTAAAACCTTCTGTACTTATTCCTGATTGTTCAGCAGCAAATTGATATTGCTGTAAGAATGTTGTGCTTACATTTACAGAATCAGCAAGTTTACCAATATCATCGGCTACTTGTAATGCTTCATTTCCAAATTGAACAATTTGTCTAACAGCAAAAACACCAGCAAAAGCACCAGCTAATTTTTTCATAGACTGTTGCGTTGAGTTAATGTTTCTATTAACTGAATTAAAACCTTTTTTAGTTTGGTCTTGGGCTTTAATTCTTAATTTATAATCAGTTGCCATTTTTTATCTGCCTATTCTTTTCCTCTAAGTATGCTAACCATCCTGTAAACTCGGATAAGGTCATCTTTTCTTCTAGTTCCTGAAGTGTGCAATGCAACATTTCAGCTAGATAATATTTAGCAAATAAGTCCTTATCCTCTACTACTTTTTTGCTTGTTCTTCTACACTTGGTGATGACATGATTTCAGTTGCAACTCTTGCAAGCACATCTTTATCTACACCATTCATTAGCGTATGTTTATCTGATAGGTCAAATACTTTTTCACCATCAGAATCCAAGGCTTTGTATATTAAGCAATAAGCCATCAATGCCACATCGTCATCTTTTGCATATCTTTGCAATTTAGACATCTCTGCTAACGTTAATGGCTTCGCATATACTTTAAGAACCTCATCTCCATCACTCCACTCAGGTATCTGTATCTCTTTGATTTCTAAAGAATCAAAATGAGCTTTAGCCTTATCTATAAGTTTCATAGTCTTATACTGTTGTTGATGTTAAAGCACCATTGCCTTGTACTGAAATACTAGCTTCAACCAATCCATCAAATGATGCACTTCTTGAAACTCCAGTAACAATAGCTGAACCAGTATAATAAGTATCACCTGATGTATCTCCTTCAGGATAAACATTTAGTGTTACTTCTGAGCCAATAGTTAAAGCACCTTGACCACTAGTATCAGTCTCATCCCAAAATACATCTAAACTTCCTGAGAAAGAAGTCAATGATGATTTATATGTTCTAGCAGAATCACCCATTGAAGTATCTTCTAAAGTATCAGCAGATTCTTCGATTGAGTAAGACCTAATTTCAGCTACAGCATTAGAACCGACTTTTACAGTTCCTTCACTTCCTTTATGTGTTGCCATTTTCTACCTCGTCTTTCGACTTTTTCTTAGAAGAAGATTTAATTTTATCTTGCGAATGGACTGCTTCCTCTTTCCAACCCATATTCAATAAAGACTCAACCTTAGAAGGGTGAGCATCTATAGAAACTTTTCCGTCAGGACTAATCATTTTCATAATTGTCTCCTATACTGCTACGTCAGGATTAGTTTCCTTGACATAGTAATTAGTTAAAAAGGTTAAACTCACATATCCTAGTGGTTTTTCACCTTCACCATTAAACTCTATTTCTGTTGATTCTAAATAGCAATCTTTAGCTAATCCATCTAAAGTTCTATCTGCTGCTATTGCTTCTTCAACTTCTTTGCTTATTGTATCAATAGTATCATCAAAGTCACTAGTAGCTTTTGCATATCCTTCTACCACAACTGACAATTCTCTACTCATAACTCTATCAGTACCTATTACTATTGGCTCAGATGTTTCTGATTTAGTATAGATAACTAATGCTGGTACTGTTTCTAATGGATAAACCCTAGACTCATAGACTCTTGAACCAGTTGTAGTTAAACCAGTTAAAGTAGTACCAATTTTTTCTCTTATTTGTTGTCTTATATGGTTTGCCATTATATTTCCTCTAACATTAATGCACTAAAACCTGTTCTATCTGATTGTATATTAACAACAGTATAATTTTGTGCTGCTTTGAGTATATTACCATTTGTATCTTTTATTGCAGATACATCTAAAGTATTTCCAAATGCAATATTAGGAACATCTATAGTTCTGCAATAGGCTACTGGTTTTAATGCTTCTACACCAATACCCTCTTCTTGTTCTACATATTCATTATTTAAGATTACATTAATTGTTGTAGAAGTACCTGAATTTGTATAAACAGCAGAAACACCATGACCAAAATTTATATCTAAATATCCAGCCATATCTAATTCAGTTTCTAATCTAAATTGAGACATTATTGCTCCTCCAAAACCAATGAAACTAAACCTGTATTATCAGGTTCTACTGTTTTAACTAGAAATGTTGTTTCAGGTTTTAATACGCTACCTTTATCAGTTGTAATAGCATCAACAACCAATCTATCTTCTTGAGATATGTAAGGAACATCAGATGATTTTATAATTGCTCTTGGTTGATAACCAGCAACAGGAACACTACCGCCTTCTATATTGAAATATTCTTGGTCAATAATGATGTTTACACTATAGGCATCTCCTGAATCAATATCAAACCAAGTATCAATTAATCCTTGTCTTGAATCCCATAGTGAAGATTGCACTTCAAAGAATGTAGCAGTAACACCATGACCTGTTGTTGTATCAACATAGGCGTTAAAATCTAATGCACTCTCTAAAGGCATGATTTACTTTTTAGCTCTAGTCTTAGGAGCTTTTACTTTTGAAGTTTTTAAACCTACGCTTCTATCTTCTTTTTTTGCTTTAGGTTTAGCAACGTGAATTTCTGCTTTGTGATATGCACAAAGTGTATGACCTTCAACTTCATTAAGTTCTACTATATCTCCAGCATGAACTTTAGAACCACCAGCCATTGTATCTTGTAATATTTTATATTTTTTCATATTTAAGGTAGGGGTGTTTCCACCCCCATTCCATTTAAGCATCAGTTAATTAGTCGCTTGATTTACAGAAAGATACTGCGTGTCTTACAGCAACATCAACAGTTTGTAGAGCAACAATTCTTACTCCACCTGAAGTTGATAATGCATAAGGGTCAACAGTAATATCTAGTCCACCATACATACCAATTAATAGGTCTGCAAAGTTACCAAAGTAGAAGTCACCACTTGTTACTTGATTACTTCTGACAACGTTATAGCCATTCATGCTATTGTCAGGAGAAACAACAAACTGAGCAGTACCAGTAGCCTTTTCAGTTGTTTTTAAAGTACCAAAGTCAGCAGGTCTACAGATGTAACCTAAAGAACCAGTTAAAGCATTGTCATTAGCAACAGCACTTTCCATAGCTACTATTTCAGCCCATGTTGGATTAGCAGCAGCGAAAGTTGTAGTGTTAATACCTGAAGTATTAGCAATACCTGTTGGTTGACCACTTGAACCTGAACCAGCTAAAGCACCTAAATCAATAGCAGTAGCTATAGATTTTGTTAGGTCATCTCTGATTAAGTTCTCAACATCTAAAGAAGATTGTTGTAATAAGAGTCTTGTTGCATCAGTAAAAGCACCGATTACTTTAGGAGACATAGTTACTGAACCTGAAGTAAATTCTGATTCAGAAGCAGCGTTACCTTCTGTAGCAATCCAGCCAGCAGATGAAGCAGCAGTTTTCTTAGGTATTACAACATTACCTTGTAATCCTCTAAGCATTGTTGCTCCAGCTTGCATTACTGAAGATTCATTTCTTAATACATCAATAAAGTCATTACCTCTGTAATCTTCAGCTATTAAAGTTGAATCATCAGATGTATTGATGTCTCTTTTGCCCCAAGTTCTTAGGACTTCAGCAGGTAGCATGATGCCTTGAGCATCTTTACCATACTGTCTAGCAGCTTCAGCAGAACATTCAAATTCAAATGCTGCATCTTGCTGTGCTCTTCTGTCAGAAGGATTAGCCATAGCTCTAATTGCTTTTACTAGACTAAACTCTCTTACTTCTTCTTTAGTCATGCCGATTTCTGAAGGAGTTTCTAAAGGAGTATTGTTAGAAATATTTTCTAATAATACACCTCTAAATTCTTCAACAGAGATACCATCACTAATTGCTTTGTCAGCTAAATCTCTTTTATTGTGTCTAGCTGCTAAATCTATAATCTCTTTTGAGTTTCTTTTAAATTCAGCTTTAGCTTCATCAATAGTCTGAGTTCTAACTTCTTCAAGATTAATATCTTGTTTCTTTTCGTTTTCCATTAGTTTTACCTCAATGTTTTTGTGTTGTTTATCTTTAGAACGACCAACTCCAACGAGCCTTGACTGGTCAGCAGGGACGCTTACAGAAGATACTTCCATAGGAGTCCATTGAGCTTTGTAGTAAGTCTCATCATTGTCTTGATATCGTTCCAACTTATCAATTCTGTAACCGACTGAAATGTTCATTCGTATACCATCAGTCACATCTTCAAATACTTCACGAGCTAAAGCAGATTTTCCAAATCTAACTACAGCAGTTGTCCTCTTTGCTGTCTCATCTAATTTGAATTCTTCAATTACACCAATTTGCTTAGTCATATCATGGTCAAGCAATAATGGTGCTCTGCCTGAATTTATAAACTCCATGTTTATATCTCCAGCAGAATGTCCTAGGACTTCCATCCCAAAACTACGTTCTACAGGTTCTTCAGAAGAAACACCTACACGAACTATTCTTTTTTCTTCATCAAGATAAGAATGTTTAGATAAATCAATAGTTCTATATTTCATAGGCATATCAATTACTTTTCTTTCTTCTTCACTTGATTCAGTCATAGATACTTCATCAGTTGTTTCTAATTCTTCACCTTCATGTTCTACATCCTCATGCTTTGCGAACTCAACAATAACTTTATCATCAGTTTCACTCACATTAAGGATATGTCTATCTTCTTTATTCATAGATTTCTCCTCTTTATTTTCAGTTGATAAAGGATGTCCATCAGGTAGTAGGTCTGTATCATGTTTGCCACTTCTAAACTTACCATTTCTTAAAGCAAATAAGAAAGAGTTAATTCTAGCAGCCGCCCATTGTTCAGGACTACTTACTGTTGGTCTGACTGAAGAAGGATTTGTTTTATAAGCACCTATCCCTCTTTCATAAACTTTTGATAAAGTTGATACATTGGTTCTTTTTGACTTAACATTACCAACTTCTTCATTATGTTCTTCTACTTTATTCTTAATCATCTCAAGAGCCTTTCCTGATACAGCTCTATCCTGTTCTTTTTTCATTTGTTCTACTAATCTTTTTGACCAGCTAAACCCTGCATCTCCACCCCATAATGCCCAAGCTATTCTTCCATTTGACGGATAACCCTCTTCACCTTGTTTAAAACCTTCTGCCTTTTTATCTACTTCATGTCTTGAGAAGAAGCTATACATTCTTTTTACAGTATCATCAGATAGATTTTCTCCAGCTACTATTTGTCTTGCTCTTACAGCTCCAACCCTAGTACCGCCACGACCATGTTCTTCACGCCAGTCTAAACCTCTTTGAGCTTCTGCTTTCATTCCTTCGTTTGGATTAGGCATCTTCTTCCTCTTCTCCACCTTGTATTTTAGCTTCTACAGGTAGCTTCTGACCAAATGGTTGATAGGCTATTTCAATATCATATTGTTTTGCTAATTCTATTTCTTTTTGATGTTGTTCAAATAATTCTTCTACATCTCTTCCATAAGAAGCAGATATGTCTGAATAACTTAAAGTACCATTTTGTAATCCTATTACATTAGCTTGCATTTCTTTTAATGGGTCAATCCAAGCAAAACTTCTAGGAATAAAATTAATTGACCTAGCAAACTTTTCATATTTACCCATAGGCAAGTTGATATAACCTGTTGAT